GCCGGGTGGACATCGCGGACGACCTGCTGATGCAGATCCACGAGGCCAGCGGCGGCAGCGTGCGGCGCATCTGCGTGAACCTGGAGCTGGTGCAGGAGGAGGCCGCGCGCATGGGCCTGGCAGCCGTGGACCGCAAGGCCTGGGGTGACCGCACGCTCTTCACGGGCATGCCGCCGAAGCGGAGGGTCGCATGACCAGGCGCGAACGCACGGAACTGCGGGACCTGCGGCAGAGCCTCAGCGGCCGTGACCTGATCTGGGCGGCCATCCGGAGGCAGGACCAGGAGGCGGGGTGGTGCGTCACGGATTTGGTGCTGGCCACCAGGGTGGCGCGTCACACCATCCGGGACTACCTCACCGGGCTGCGGGCGGCTGGGTTTGTGACCTCCCAGGCCCGGTGCTCGGTGGCGGGGGCGCCCCATGAGCGGCTGTACCGCCTGGTCCGGGACTGTGGGGTGGATGCGCCTCGGGTACGGCGTGACGGCACCCTGCTCCCGCCCACGGGCCGGGAACGGATGTGGCGGGCCATGCGCATCCTCGAAAGCTTCAGCGTGGTGGAACTGCGCCACGCGGCATCGGAGGGGGGGCCGGCCGTGTCCCAAGGCGAGGCGGAGCATTATTGCCGGGCCCTGTGCCAGGCCGGGTATCTGAAGCGGTTGGCGTCGCAACGCTACCTGTTTTTGGGTGCAATGGACAGCGGGGCGCACGCGCCGCAGATCCTGCGGGAATATCGGGTGTACGACCCGAACCTGGACCGGATCATGTGGACCAGCCAGCCCCTGGTGGAGGGTGGGCTGTGAGCGCCAGGGACACGGTGCAGCGCTGCTGGGGCGCGGAGGCGCCGGACTGGGTCGTGGCGCTGGCCGCGGCCTGTGACCAGAGCTCCTATGCCAAGGTGGGCGGACGCATCGGCTACACCAAGGGCACGGTGCACCAGGTGCTGCACAAGCTGCGGCGGCCCGGGGGGCTGGGGCGGCTGGAGGCGGCGGTGCGGGCGCAGATCATGGATGTGCGGGTGTCGTGTCCGGTGCTGGGGGCAATCCGCTTGTCGGAGTGTCGGGAGCGCAGGGCGACGCCGTTTGCTGCAACCAACGCGCTACGGGTGCGGCTCTACCGGGCCTGCCGAGGGTGCGTGCAAGACCAAGCAGGAGTGGAGTCATGAGCGTGATGCAGAGCGGAAGACGGTGCAGGCAGCACAGCGGGCCGGTGTCGGCCAAGCTGCAGCGGGATGTGGTGGACCTCAAGGCGCTGGTGCATGAGCTGCCCGTGGGGCTGCGGGAGCGGGTGGCGGAGCGCCTGCGGAGCTTGGAGAACGAAGTGGAACGGGTGGCGGGACTGGAAGCGGCCACCATGGGAGGGCGGTCATGAAAGCTCTGCTTGAGCACTGGGTGGCGTCAAACAAGCGCCGGGCGTTTGACGCCCGGGTACCCGCGACCAACAAGTAGGAGGAGACAGCGATGCAACTGGAAACCTGGGACGATGTGGACAATGCGGTGCGGCGCATGGGGGAGCTGGATATCGCCCTGGAGCGCATTCAGGGAGACCTGCAGCTTTCCATCAACACCCTGAAGGACCAGGCCAAGGCACGCAGCCTGCCGTTCATCGACGAGCGCAAGGCCCTGGAAAAGCAGGTGCAGCTCTATTGTGAAGAGCGCAAGGACGAATTCGTGAAGAAGCGTTCTCGGGTGCTGACCTACGGGACCATCGGCTACCGGCTGGTACGCAGTGTGAGCCTGCCGAGGGTCAAGGACAAGGTGGCAGCGCTGCTCAAGGCGCTCAAGGCCTACGGTCTGCAGGAGTGCATCCGGGTGGAGGAGACGCCGCTCAGGGAGCGCATCGAGGAACTGGATGAAGCGACCATCGCCAAGCTGGGGCTCCGGCGGACGGTGACCGACAGCTTCCGGATTCAGCCCGATCTGGAACGCCTGGCCGATGTGACAGAGGCGGCGTGACAGCCATGACCCCCTACAAACAACACCTGGCCATGGAGATGTGGAATCGCGATGTCCCGCCCGGCACCACGGTGGAATACACGCCAGTGCTCGGGGGCTCGGAAGTACGGCTCACCCGGACACGGAGCGAGGCCTGGCGTTTGGGCTGCGGCGAACCGGTGGTGCTCGTTGAGGGCGTGGCGGGCGGCGTGTTCTTGCGGGCCCTGAAGGTGGTGCACAGTGGCGGTCGTTCGGAGCCCTCGCTGGTGGGGGATATGGACGCGAGACGCCCCCAGGCGGGCTGAGGAGGCGAGATGAAGGTACGGAAGCGGGTCTATCTGGCTGGGGTGCCTTACAGGCAGGCGGTGGCCATGCGCATGCTGGAAGAGCGGCTGGTGCCGCTGGGGTGCCGCATCGTGAACGCGGCACCGACGCAGCACGGCTATGTGAACGACATCCAGGCCGCGTGCCAGGCGGACCTGGTGATCTACATCGCGCCCGGAGAATGCGTGACCTGGGCGCTGGCGGCGGCGGCCTGGGCCAAAGGGGTGCCGGTCTGGGGGCTGGACCCGGCAACCTCGCGACCGGCTCTGCTGGAGACCATGGTGCGCAAGTGGTTTGCCGGGGCGGAAGAACTGTACGCGCAGCTCGACGGGATGCTGCGCGGCAACTGACACCGACAAGCGGGAGTAACGACATGAGCAAGCAGGAATTGGTCAAGGCAGTGCAGACGGGAGTTGAGGGCATCCTGACCGTGGCGGAGGCCCAGCTGTGCGTGGACGCCATGCTGGCGGAGGTGAGCAAGGCGCTGTTGGTCAAGGGGGAAATCCGGATGCAGGGCGTGGGGACGCTGAAGGTGGTGCAGCGTCCGGCCCGGACCGGACGCAACCCGCGGACGGGTGAGCCGCTCCAGATCCCGGCGCGGCGCACGGTGCAGCTGAAGGTCAGCCCCATGCTGCTCGACGCGCTCAACAAGTGAAGGCGAAACCCCGCTCTGCGGGGTCGCTCCAGGGTGGCGCCTGGGGCCTGACGAGCCAGCCAAATGAAGCTGAGGAGGAAGGACGGTGGACAGGATCATACTCGTGCACATGAGCCGTGACGCGGAGCGGCACTATTTGCGGATGCCGCGAGAGTACAAGAACTGCCCCAAGAGCTCGCGGTCGCTGCTGGCCGTGGGGTTCGTGTCCGGCGTGGTGCGGTGCGCCGCGTGTCAACGGGTCTGCGTGCTGCCTGCCCCGGTGCAGGCGGGCGAGTGGGTCCGCATCGTGAACGAGGCCTAGGAGGTCGATATGGACATCTACATTGCGGCGAGTTGGCAGCAAGCGGCGGCGGTGGATTTGTTGGCCGCGCGGCTGCGGGACCAGGGGCACGAGGTTTTCGCCTTCACCGAACAGGCGGAACTTGGCCTCGCACCGAAGTCGGACTGGTACGAAAGCCCGGCGGGTTATCGGGTCTGGTGCGCGGACATGCAGGCCTGCGTGGGTGCCGACCTGGTGCTCTACCTCGGCGGTGGGTGCGATGCCTGGGCCGAGGTGGGTGCGGCCTGGTCCGTGGGGGTGCCGGTGTTGGGGCTCAGGACCAAGGGCGAGGCCGTGGGCATCCAGCGGCGCATGGTCATGCGCTGGTGCGACACGGTGGCGGAGCTGCTGGCAGGTGTGGCCGACGTGGCCCGGGACCTGGCGGCCGGTGTGCGGCCCGGGAACACCCATGCTTAGACCGCACCCCCAGACCGTGGTGGCCCTACTATTCCTGGGAGGCTATGCCCTTGCAGCCAGCCAGGGTGTTCCGGCCGCGATGCTGCCTTGGCAGGTAAGGACGTGGACCTGCCTGATCATGCAGCTCCTTGGGACAACGAATAGCTCTGGGATGCCCACGGTTCTTGCTCTGAGTCTGGACTGCCTGGCTCTGTTGGTCATGATCTGGGCTGACGACAAGATAACGTGTGGAGTGTTCGCGCTGTCGATGATCGACGCGTATGCACCGAGGTCCGGGAGGGAGTGACATGAGCGGTGAATCCATCTTGGCAGTGGTCATGTATCTGTCTGGCATCGTGATTGCCATGTACGGGGCCTATTGGGCGGGGCGTTACAAGGGGCGGGCCGAAGGTCGCACGGAAGTGCACCTGAACGCCGTGGTCCTGCCCCAGGGCTACGTGGTGTGGGTGGAGCGCCAGCAATGAGGCTGACCTGCCCGGAGTGCGGCGCCGTGGCCTCACTGGCGGCCTGGGCCACGGACCTGGAAGCCCGGGCCATGGTGGAGGAGTTGACGGCCCTGCCCTGGCCCGCTCTGGGACTGAATTACATCAAGCTGTTCCGCAAGCCGAGTAGCCCGCGGGGGCTGGGGTGGGGGCGGGCGCGCAAGCTAGTGGCTGAGCTGGCCGCGTTGGTGACCGCCCAGGAGATCGGCTGGGACAGCAACCCGGGCCTGACCAACCGGCCTGGTTACTGGGAGGCTGCCCTGGGTGTGATCCTGGAACGGGAGGCTTTGGGCAAGGTGCAGCGGCCGCTGACGAATCACAATCTCTTGCGCTGCATCGCGTACGAACAGGCGGCCAAGGCCGGGGAAGAGCAGCGCAAGCGTGACGCGGCCTTGCGAGCCTACCCGGTGCCCAATGCTCGGGAGACCAGGGAAGGCCCACGACAGGCGGACCTGGAACGCAACGCCAGCCGGGCCAAGGAAGTGCTGGCCAAGCTCAGGGCGGGGCGGGGAAGCGGCGGCCAGGGTGCATAACGACGATGCCGCAGGTTGCCCGGCGGGCAGCGATCTCCTATAGAGTGTGCCAGGACAAACGCCGGTGGGCACCGGCAAACCATGCGGAGGTACGGTGATGAGGCACGAGGAAGAGCAAGAGTATATGGTTGATCCTGAAGAGGCCAGGCGTATCGAACGGGAAGTGCGGCGCGAGGTGCGGAAGGAAGCCCTTGGCCAGCAGGCGAAGGGGGCTGCCGAAATACTGCGGTTGGCCCTCAGCGGCGTGCTGTGGCTGACGGTGGCATCCACCATGTACTATGGTTACGTGCTCCTGGACCCCTTTGGCACTGGAGCCAGGAAGGAGGCGCGCCAGGTGGAGCAACTGCAGGCGGAACGCGAACAGGCCTTGCAGCAGATGCGGGAAGCCACTCCCTGGCGGCTGACCCGGGAGGGCTACTATGCGGCCGTGCTGCTGCCAAACCTGCGGAATGCCTTGGCCGTATCGGCGGCTGGCGACGATGCCGCCCTGCGGAAGCTGTTCGATGGGGGCCTGGTGCTCACCACGCGGGGGAAGGTGCGGGTGCAGATCATGGAGCGTGAAGACGGGTACACCTGTATCCGTCCGGAGGGCCAAACTGGCTGCCTGTGGGTTGAAGAAGCAGGATTGGACCTGGAGCCATAGAAATAGGCCGCACGGGATGGATGATGCCGCACTCACTACTTGACTTCCGACGGACGCTCATGCACGGTGGGGCTCCCAAACCCAATGAGGCGTCCTTCCGCCTCTGCTGTTCTTCCCAAAGAGCGGCGAAAGCGAAGGCCTTTTGTTTTGCGCAGCCTTTACTGGCCTCCTTTTGGGAGGGCGATAAGGGGGCGGCAAGGTCCATCCGGGGGGGTAAGTCCCTCGGGAGCCTCATTGGGGCTTGGGAACACCTTGTCGCCTTTTTTGTTGCCCAAACCCCAAACCCAATGGAGGTGTCTCATGTCTGAGCTCATGACCCACGATGTGACCCGCGACCTGGAGTTTCACGGCGACCAGCCCATGGTGTCCTCGCTGCGCGTGGCCGAGCGCTTCGGCAGGCAGCACAAGGACGTGCTCGACAGTATTCGGACCTTGCTTTGTAACCTTCCGGAATCACAAGCTGGGCGGAATTTTCCGCCGATCAACGACTTCCGCAGTAGCTTCGAGCAAGGCACGTATACCGATCCGCAAAACCGGACATTCCCCATGTTCTGGATGACCCGCGACGGGTTCTCCTTGCTGGTTATGGGGTTTACCGGGCCGGAAGCGCTGCAGTGGAAGGTCCGCTACATTGCCGCATTCAACGCCCTGGAGCAGGCCGTGAAAGAGTCGCTGGTCCGGCGTCTGGAGCGTCTGGAGAGCGCGCAGCGGGCTCAGGTGGCCGGGCTCCTGGCTCTGGGCGAGGAGCGGCGTGATCTGATGCTGCGGGTGGTGCGCTACGCGGAAATGGGGCTGGTGCGCTGGGAGATCAAACGCCTGACCGGGGTGCACAAGGACACGGTGCGCAAGCTGTTGCGCGAGGCCGAGGCCCTGGGGCTGGTGCGCGACGTGGGCCGGGGGGCCGGAAACAAGGGGCTCGACCTGGCTGCGCGGCAACGGATTCTGGAGTTGCGGGGTGCTGGCCTCAGCTACGCGGCCATTGCGGCGCAGGTGGGGTGCACCAAGGAGGCCGTGCGCGGGGTGCTGCGGCGCGAGGGTGCCCCCCGGGGAGGTGGACAATGAGCGGACTGGCGCGCTCCACACATCCTGAGGACATGCTTGTCAATGCCGTCTGCATCCTGGACTTCATCCGTGAAGCCCTGGCACAGGAACGGCCCTACGGCGGAGAGCTGGCGCTCTCGGCCACGGCTTGCACCGGGTTGTGTCTGGTGCTGGACGCGGTGACGGCCGAGCTCCGGGGGGTCCAGGCGCCCCCTGAAGACCAACCCTACCCCACAGCGTAACCCACAGACCAACCCAGGCCGGGCCCCCGGCGGCAGTCGGGGGCCCGTGCAGGAGGCGACCATGGATAGAGAGAAACTGCGCAAGGGGCTGTTGGCCAAGGTGCATATCGCCAAGAAGGACCTGGGCCTGACGGATGCGGACTATCGCGCCATGCTGGATGCGCGCTTTGGGGTGGAGAGTGCTGCGCGGCTCGCGGTGCGGGACCTGGAAGTATTGGTGGACCAGCTGCAAGACCAGGGCTGGCAGCCCGCGAAGGCCAAGGCCAAGGCCCGGCCCCGGGGGGACGCGCGGCCCCAGACACCGGGGCGCGAAGAGCTGCAGGCCAAGGTCCACGCCCTGCTGGCCGAACTGGGGCGGCTCTCTGGCGAGTACGTGCCGTTTAGCTACGCGGAAAGCATTCTGCAGCGGCAGAGCAAGGTGGAGCGTCTGGGCTGGGCCACGCCCACGCAGCTACGCGGGGTGGTGGCGGCCCTGGACCGGCGGGTGAAGCAATTGACTGCCCGGGCAGAGCGGCAAGGCCTGGCGGGCCAGAAGAGGCAGGAGGGGCAGGCGTGAGCCCCGGGCCAGACAGCAGGCCAGACAGCAGGCCTGACAGCAGGCCTGACAGCAGGCCTGACAGCTTGCCCGGGATACTGGCGGACATCGCCCGCCTGGCCGGGATCGGTGCCGCGGCGCGCATCGCCCAGGCCCGGGGCGGGGGGCGCAGCTATATCCCGGCGCCGGGTACCCTGCGCGAGGGGCACTGGCTGGTTGCGGCCATGGGGATGGGGCCAGCGCGAGAACTTGCGCGGCTGCACGCGGGCGTGGTAGTGGACATTCCGTTGGGTCCGTTCGGCGGGGCCCGCAACGCGCTGCAGGCCGCCATCCGCCGGGGCCTGGAAGCGGGCAAGTCGGTGCGGCAGGTGGCCCTGGAACACGGGGTGACCGAGCGTACGGTGTATAATCTCAAGGCGGCCGCCGGTCCCCGGGCGGACCAGCATCGGCTGCCCTTCTAGCCTTTCCTCTCACTCTCCCCCCTCTCATCCCTCTCCCTGAAACCTTTCAGCCGGACGGCAGTGGCTGGTCCGGCCTAGGGTGCTCCCGTGTGTGCAACCATGATGCGGGAGGGCGCCGTGATCTATTACCAAGCGAAGCACTTCAAGCTCGAGGAGCTGGTGGACCCCACGGCCCTCCGGGCTTTGGGGCAACGGGCCTGGGAGCTGTTGGACCCGCGTTTGCTGGCCACGCTGGACCAGGTGCGCGAGCGGTTCGGGCCCGTGGTGGTCAACACCTGGCACCAGGGGGGGCAGTTCAGCAAGCGGGGTTTTCGCAGCCCGGAGCCCAACAACCCTGGGGCGCGGTTTTCCCAGCACCAGTTCGGCCGGGCCGCGGACATGCATTTTCTGGAGACCTCCGTGCCGGGCGCACGGGCCCACATCCTCGCGCATCCCCATGAGTTTCCCTATGTCACGGCGGTGGAGGTGGCCAGTTGGCTGCACCTGGACTGCCGGTGGCGCAACCGGGACCGGGACGGGATCCTGGTCTTCCATCCCTAGGAGGGCGTATGTCCGAGCGTTTCAAATCTCGCAAGTTCTGGCTGACCGTGGCGGCGGCCTTGGTGACCCTGGCCAACGACGCCTTTGGGCTCAATTTGCCCGCGGAGGCCATTCTGACCCTGGTGGGCACCGTGGCGGCCTACGTGCTGGGGCAAAGCCTGGTGGACGCGCAGGTCGCAAAGTCCGAGGCAGCGCAGCTGCTGGAACAGGAACCCCTGGCGGCCCAGGTGGCCGCGCTGCACGCCGAGGTGCTGGGGGTGCGGGAGACCCTGGCCGCACAGCCGCGCCCCCGGCGCAGGGCCAAGGCCGCGGCGCCCCCCAAGCCCTCCCGGGAGGCGGAGGCTGTGACGGTGACCCCCGTGGTGGCCGGGTAGCCCATGGCGGATGAAGTGGACCTCGGGCAGGCAGCGGAGGCGCTGTTCCTGGATCTGGCCCTGGCAGCGGCCAGGGCCGTGCAGGCGGGGCCAGGGGTCCAGGCCCGGGACAGCACGGGGCGGGTGCTCTGCCTGGATTGCGGGGAGCCGGTACCCCCGGCCCGTCTGGCCGCGCTGCCGCAGGCCCTGCGCTGCCGGGACTGCCAGACAGAGTGGGAGGAGCGATGACTGAAGACACGTTGTGGCGGCTGTTGCCCGTGGTGCTGCTCGGGCTGCAGGGTTTGTTTGCCTGGACACTTTGGTCCATGGGCAAGAAATTTCGGACTTGCGAGGCCTGCGACGCCAAGCACCAAGCGGCCTTGACGCGCATCGGCGACCTGGAGCAGCTGCGCTCGCGCATGGAGCTGCTGCCCACTGGACGCGAGATCAATGAGCTGCGCCAGGAAATCGGCGAGTTGAAGGCCGTGCAGCGCGGCCTGGAAGAGAGCGTGAAGGGGCTTGGGCACAGCCTGGACCGCCTGGACAAACCGCTCCACCTGTTGCTGGAGCATCATATGGGAGAGCGGCGATGAGCACGGAGGCATTCCGCAGTCTGGTGCAGCAGGACCGTCGGCTGGTGATCCTGCGATTTTTGATGGAGGACGACGGGTATCGGCTGAACACCTCGGTGCTGCAGACCGCGTTGGAAAGCGTGGGGCACGGCTGCAGCCGGGATTGTGTGGACGCGGAATGCGCCTGGCTGGCGGAGCTGGGACTGGTGCGGCTCGAAACGGTGGGCAGCGTGACCGTGGTGCACTTGACGGGGCGGGGCGAGGACGTGGCCACGGGGCGCAGCGTGGTCCCGGGCATCAAACGGCCCCGGCCCAAGGGCGTATAACGCCATGGCACGCAAGAGCTCCATTAGACGGTTGCCGCCGCAACTTCGCAAGGAACTGGACCGGCTGCTGGCAGACGGACGCTACACCCTGGACCAGGTGACGGCGCATCTGCAGACCCTGGGGGCGGCGGTGAGCCGGTCGGCCGTGGGGCGCTACAGCCAGGAATTTGAGGAGGTTGCGCGGCAACTGCGCGAGTCGCGGGAGCTGGTCGCGGTTTTTGCCCGGGAGTTGGGGCCCTTGCCGGACAACGATTTGGGTCGCTTCCTGCCGGAGATGCTGCACAAGCTGATTTACGACGTGATCCGGCCCCGGGCCGGAGGCGCGGGGGGCGAACTGGAGCCCAAGGAGCTGATGCAGCTGGCCCGGGCCATCAAGGACAGCGTGGGGTCCAGCAAGATTTCGGCGGAGCTGGCCCTGAAGCTCAAGGCCGAGGCCAAGCGGGAGGCCCAGGCCGAGGTCAAGGCGCAACTGTCCGGGGCTGCTGCCGGGGGGCGGCTGGACCCGGCCGTGGCACAAGAGGCCCTGCGGGTCCTGGGTTTCTAGATGACACAGCCCCTGATCCAATTTCTGCCCTATCAACAGCGCTGGATCAACGATCCGGCGCGTTTCATGATCGGGATGTTCGCGCGGCAGACGGGCAAGACCTTCGGCACCTGCGGCAAGATCGCCAGGGACTGCGTGCTGGCCGAGAGCCAGGGCCGCAAG